ACTGGTGTTAATTTCTCAACAATTACCACTACAACAGCTTAATAAATAAGAACAAATAGGAGAATAAAATGGCATTTCAAATTAGCGACTTCACAACACGCCTAACAGGCGATGGCGCCCGCCCAAATTTGTTCCAGGTAAGTATTCCAAATATCCCAACTGGACAAAATGCACCTGGTGCTAACCCTGCGGCAGGAAGTTCATCAACATCTTTATCTTTCCTAGCAAAAGCTGCTCAACTTCCAGGTTCTACATTGGGCACAGTCCCAATGTATTACTTTGGTCGTGAAGTAAAATTTGCTGGCAATAGAACATTTGCTGATTGGACAATTACAATTGTTAACGATGAGAACTTTATCATTCGTAATTCCATCGAAGCATGGATGAACTATATAAACAGTAACCAAGGTAATTTGAGAGGTACTTCTGTACAATCAAATAACTTCACTACAACGCAAGCATTAGGTTATACATCTGATGCTCACGTTTATCAGTATGCAAAAACTGGTGGTGCTGATGGTTTAGCAGGTGCTATCAAGGCGTATGACTTTGTTGGTATGTTCCCCGTTGATTTATCTCCAATCGATTTAGATTGGGGTTCAAATGATACTATTGAAGAATTCACAGTAACATTTGCATATCAATACTGGACATCTACAAACACTACAGCTACTACATCTTAATTTTATGAAAGGGACTTCGGTCCCTTTTTATGTGTTTTTGAATTGAAAATTGGAACAAAATGGCAAATAAATTCTCTTTATTTGGCTTTACCATCTCTCGTGGTGAAGACCAGCAAGAAACGCAACAATCATTTAGCCCACCAGCAAATGATGATGGTGCATTAACGATTACATCTGCCGCATATTATGGTACATACGTAGACTTAGATGGAACTGCAAAGAACGAGGTAGAACTAATATCTCGTTATCGTGAAATGGCAATGCAACCAGAAATTGAATCTGCCATTGACGACATTGTAAACGAAGCAATCTGCCAAGACGATGACGGCAAGATTCTGCAAATTATTCTGGATGACTTAGAACAACCAGACAAGATTAAAAAAGCAATCAAAGCCGAATTCAACACAGTAATGAAGATGTTGAATTACAAGAATATGGCTCAAGATATTTTCCGCAGATACTACATTGACGGAAAATTATATTACCATATTATCATAGACCGTGAGCAACCAACTCAAGGTATCAAAGAATTACGTTATATTGACCCACGTAAACTACGCAAAATCCGTGAGGTCAAGAAACAAAAAGATGAACGTACAGGTGTTGAAGTTGTTAACACCGTAAACGAATATTATATTTTTAACGACAAAGTAACCACTGGCAGTTCCACAAATTATGGTCCAGTTGGTACTCGTATTACAACAGACTCTATTATTTCAGTTGTTTCTGGTTTAATGGACTCACGCCGTGCAGTTGTTTTATCATATCTACACAAAGCAATTAAACCGCTTAATCAATTAAGGATGATTGAAGATGCAACTGTTATCTACCGTATTAGCCGTGCACCTGAGCGCCGCATTTTTTATATTGATGTTGGAAATTTGCCAAAGTTAAAAGCAGAACAATATCTACGTGACATCATGGTAAAATACAAGAACAAACTTGTATATGATGCCAATACAGGTGAAGTCCGTGATGACCGTAAGTTCTTGTCCATGATGGAAGACTTCTGGTTACCACGTAGAGAAGGCGGCAAAGGTACAGAGATTACAACATTACCTGGTGGACAGAACCTAGGCGAGTTGGAAGACGTTAAGTATTTTGAAAAGAAACTGTATAAGTCTTTGAATGTTCCAGTATCCAGACTTGATCCAAACCAATCAGGTTTCTCTTTAGGTCGTGTTGGTGAAATCACAAGAGATGAATTAAAGTTTGCTAAATTTGTCGGTCGCATGAGAGCTAAGTTCTCTGATTTGTTTGACCAAGCTTTGCGTGTACAATGTGTTCTTAAAGGTATATGTACAGATGCAGAATGGAATGAATTCAAAGAACATATTCACTATAACTTCATCAAAGATAATAACTTTACTGAGTTAAAAGAAGCCGAGTTGATGACTAACAGACTTCAATTGTTAGCATCAGTAGATCCATATACAGGTCGTTATTTCTCCCAAGCATGGATTCAACGTAACGTATTGCGTTTGAATGACGATGAAATTAAAGTCATGCAAGGAGAAATTGAAGATGAAAAAGATGCAGGTTTAGGATTGCCAGTTGGTGTTACTAATAATGTAGCACAACAACAAATGGTTTCTCAAATTGGTCAAGAAGATGCAGAACATCAAAATCAATTAGATATGCGATTAGACCAAAGTAAAGAAAAGAATCCTTCAAACCAATAAATATAACCACCATTTTTCAACTGGGAGATTAATATGTCCGATACTACAAGAAATTTAATTGATTATGCAGCACAAGATGATGCTGTTAATTTTAGAGCAGCATTATATTCTGCTATTCATGACCGTGTTACTGCACACATTGAAGCTAAGAAACAAGAGATTGCTCAAGGCTTGGTAACACAAGAAGAAAAAGAAATGAAACATAAGATGATGAAGAAAGAAGATGAAACTCATCACATGAAAAAAGAAGAAGAAAAACCAAAGCATGGTATGCATGAAGAAGTAGAAGAATTGGATGAAGAACAATTGGATGAATTGTCCAAAGATTCATTGAATTCTTACTTACACAAAGGTGTATCTAAATTCAAACAAAATGCACCTTTTATGAGTCCAGCGGAAAAACAAAAGAAAGTAGCTCACCTACAAAAAGCTCATAGTAAATTAAAAGCAAAAGGTGGAAAATTTGAAGAATTTGAATATGGTATGAATGAAGAAGAAGAAGAAGATGAAATGAAACACAAAATGATGAAGAAGAAAATGATGAAGAAAGAAGCTTATTAATTAGTTATAAATACTTAATACTATTGAAATAAAGAACCATGGCAAATAAATTTACATATCAAGTTTTAAGAGATACTCAAACGGATTCTGTTATTAAAATTACAGCAGCGTTTGATGGCTCTGGCCAAGAAGCCAATGGTTCTCGTATTCAGGCCAATACACTTTCTTTTGCTTTAGATGCAAATGGCGCTCAATTACATTCTTCACAAAGTTTGAGTAATACTGCTTTATCTTATTATGATTTACAATTAACTGGATTAAAATACTACGTTAATTTTCCAACATCAAATGTTGGTGGTGTAGAGATATACTGGAATGGTGGCGGAGCAAACTTTAATGCACAATATGCCAATTCATCGACAATTTTCCATTTGAATTTGCAAGGCGAATTTGGATTAGGCGAACAGTTACCTTCTATTCTAAACAATGCAATCGGTGGAAATGGTGACATAGGAATAATGACAACAGGCGCAACACCAAATTCCGCATATACATTAATTGTTACTCTACGTAAAAACAACGCAATGTATGCTCGTGGCCAGTTCCAAGATCCAGCAGCATTTAACTACGGTTCGTACAAACTTACACCGTAATATTAGGAACAAACATGGCAAACATTTATACATACGAAATCTTAAAAGATACCACTCAAAAAACAGTTATCAAACTAACTGCAAATTTTGATGGTACAGGACAAGAATCTAATAACTTTAGAATTCAAGCTAACACATTGTATGGTGCGTTAGATGCTAACGGTGCACCATTGTATACTGCATTAAGTTTAAGTAACACACCATTACCATACTATGGTTTATCAATTTCTAGAATTGGTTATAATATTGCATCACAACAAAAAGGATATGTTGAATTGTTTTGGTACAGTTCTACAGGAAATAATACACCAATCATGAACATGGATTTGTGTGGTCAATATTCTGAAGACCAAGGTATGGTTTCTATTTACAATAATGCACCTGGAAAAACAGGCGACATTGGAGTACAAACTTTTGGATTAAGTGCTAACTGTGCTTATACATTATTCATTGAGTTGCGTAAAGACAATGCAATGTATCAACGTGGCCAGTTCAATGATCCTGCAGCATTCAACTACGGAGCTTACAAAGTAACGCCATGAAATTAATCAAAGAAATCTACGAAACGGTTAATTACCTAACAGAAGACAAAGACGGAAAGAAAGCTTTGTTTATTGAAGGTCCATTTTTGGTTGCTGAAAAGAAAAACAAGAACGGCCGTTTATACGAATACAACACGATGAAGAAAGAAGTTCATCGTTATACAGAAGAATACATAAATAAAAACCGTGCGTTTGGTGAATTAGGACATCCTGATTCTCCTACTATTAATCTAGACCGTGTTTCACACATGATTGTTGGATTGCGTGAAGATGGTACACAATGGATTGGTAAAGCAAAAATATTAGAAACACCAATGGGTAACATTGCCCGCCAGTTGATTGAAGGCGGTGCACAGTTAGGTGTTTCTTCAAGGGGTATGGGCTCACTAAAAAATGTTAACGGTGTTAATGTTGTACAGCCCGACTTTTATCTGGCCACAGCGGCGGATATTGTAGCAGACCCTTCTGCGCCTGGAGCTTTTGTTCAAGGCATTATGGAAGGAAAAG